GGAAAATGAACCTGAACCACGCGCTATCTGCAGAACCGGTGAAAGAATCTCTTTCTTCGATGCGTTAGTTCCTCCCGACATATCATTTACGCTTATTGATGCAGTCACTACCTGTTTCGTAATACCGCTTTTCGCAAAAATCACCGGGACTGCTACCGCGTTGGTTGTAGATCGGGTTGAACAGGTTACCCACTGATATTCCTTCGAAGTTCCGTCGATAGTGACAGTAATTCTTGCTGTAACATCATCAACCGTAGAGCCATAAATCATCACTACAGCCGAGAAAATTATGGTCTTTGGCTTGCCGCTTCCGGATGAATCTGTGTAGGTCATACTGGTTGTTACACCTCCTGACCCCATTTTAGATTTCTCCAGACCAACACCTGCGTTAACCACATCACCGACAAAATTCTCGGCCTCCACTGTACCCTTGAATGAGCCACTGGTTGCAGTAACTTTCCCGGTAAACTCCCCGTTAGTGGCGTAAACCGTTCCACGCACGGTGACGTTATTGAACACGGCATAACCGGATTTGTTGATGTGCCAGCCAACGTTTCCTGTGCCGTCCCAGGTTGTCGACTGGATGTAGCTACCGATTTTGGTATTGTCGATAGTCCCTTCACCAATCACAGTATTCCGGATAAAGGTTTGCCCGTTCTGAATAACGAACGGAAGCGTGACCTGCGCTCCGGCCTGGTGCGTTACTACGAAGCGGTCTGCCAGGAAAATAACCTGCGACTGCATGCCACCAGGGGTATTCTCAACCCCAATCCCCATCCCTGCGGCGTAATACTGGCCATTGCTCGAAAGCCCAACCTTGATGCTGTACATCGCTTTCAGGTCGCCATTGACGTTCGCAATGGCCTCAGCGTTGGTGGTGATCGCAGAAGTGTGTCCATTTACGGTCGCCGTGATGCTGTTTACCTGCGTGGCCATAGCTTGCTGGTAATCCGAAAACGTCTGATTCAGGCTATTGATGGATGCTTTGTTGCCGTTGACCTCCGTCTGCAGGCTCAGCAGCGAACGTGCCGTTGCCTCCTTCTCGTTAACGATTACCTCATCAATACGATCCAACTGAGCGCTGTTACCGGCGACCGTTGCGGATAGCCTTTTACGTGTGGCCACCTGCGCCAGCCCGTTCTGGATAATTGCGATAGCCGAGTTCTTCACCCCGCCCGTCATCCCGTCCATGGATACGCTGATGCTGTCGATTCGCTGGCCCAGGGCGGTATCAGCCGTCGCAACGGTCTGCTCAAGCTCTGAAAGAGAAGACGAAACATTCCCGACCGTGCTCGAAAGCTCATTAACGCTGGTCTGAATCTTCCCGACGTCCTGGGCATTTTTGGCGATATCCTTCGCCTGCTGCTCCAGTTCGTCGTTGGCCTGTTTGATATCGTTAGACATGCCAGCAATTTTTTCATTGCTGTCCACAGCATTCTCGATCAGGTCTTTGAACGTTTCCGACTCTTTCATATCCTCCAGAATGTCATTGGTTATTTCGCTGACATCTATCGAGGACGTGCCCATGACCCAGTCTGTCCAGTCCCCGGCGTTACCGATACGGTCAATCAGGCGCGCGCGGTACCACTGGCGAACGCCGGCAGGCATGGGGCCATGCTGATAATCTGCAGCCGGGTACGGCACCAGGACCAGCAGTTCAGGATTGGCGTAGTCGGCTGTTGTGGCGCGCTGAATCTCTGTATAGGCCGTGTCGCCTGAGCCATCCGGAAATGCCCAGGTCAGGTCGATATGCCAGACCACATCTTCGGTCGCCAGGAAGTTGAGCGGAGTACCCGGTTTTCCCGTTTTACCGGAGAGATAAGTTGTTTCACCGTATCCCCATGGTGACGACGTATCCTGCGCATTCAGCGCCCGGACGCGCACGTCATAGCTGCCCGAATAAATGCCCTGAACCGAGAAACCCTGCGCGCTGGTAACCGGAACGTTTATCCAGTCCCCGTTGTCCTTACGCCACTGGGCAACATACCGGATTGCGCCCTCTACCTTATCCCATGACACGTCCAGGCTTGCTACAGTCAGCCCCTGAGACACATGATCGCTCTCTGTCACCACGATATTCTTCGGAGCAGACAGGACGCTTATCGGCGTGACAGTGATCGGGGGCGACTCGACCCGAACACCGTCATCGATGTAACGATATTTGTTTGGATCGTGCTGAACGGCCGTAATAGTGAAACCGCCTGTGCTATCGTCGTTAGCCGCGATTGAAGTGACCCTGAAGTACTGTATCGCGAGGTTATCACTGTCTATCGCCCACACAGCACCGGCGGCAGGTGCCTGACTGAAGGCCGTAGCCACCGTCACCGTTATTTTATCGGCGCTCACAGCGCTGATTGTCCGCGTCTGGGCTTTTCCATCTGGCAGGTTAACCACCAGCCGGTCTTTCTCCGCGTAGTCTATTTCCCGATCCAGCGTAATCTGTCGGCCGTTGACCGCCACTATGCGGCCACCATTCTCCTTGCCGGAGCGGAAAGGATCGGCGACACCGATAATTTCAGCGGGCAAAGGGATATAACCGTCCAGCCCCACGCCAAACGATACAGTGCCGTCTTTGGCATTGGAGAGTAATACCCAGCGACCGCGCCGGTGCGCTTCACTTTGCGAGGTGCAGCCGATTGCGGTCAGGGACGTCTGCCGGACGTCGTAACGCTCTACCAGCGCCGAATCGTAGACCCCCTCAACGGTATCGCTGTAATGGTTCTGCGGATCGGACCAGGACACCAGGCAGGAGCTGTAGCGATTCTTGTATGAGCCGCCCGCATAAGTAAACAGCCCATCGATAACGTTTGAGGCGTTATAAACCCAGTCAACATCGTCCTGCGGGACGTCTGCCTGGACATAAATCTGATCGTTGCCCCAGAACGTTATTCCACGAAATACCGCGGCGAGATCGTTAAGTACCTGCCAGGCGTCCTCCTGGGCCTGAATGAAAACGTTGCAGGTGAAACGCGGTTCGGTGCCACCGGCGCCGTCGGAAACCATTTCGTCACAGTACTGGGCGATTGAATACAGCGCCCACTTATCCACCATGGACGCATCCACGCGCGTGCCCATGCCGTAAATTTCATCCAGAACCAGATCGTAAAATATCCAGGCGGGATTATTGGACCAGGCCATTTTGAACCCGCCGGACCATGAGCCAGAATAGGTTCGGGTTATCGGATCGTAATTATCCGGAACCTTAATCAGCTTGCCTTTTATCTTACAGGTCACTTTCGGCGCGCTGCCGTTGAACTGGCTGCTGTCCACTTCGACATACAGGAGCGCGGTTAAAGGATAACGAAGCTTGCTGTCGATGACTTCCGCATAGGAAAACACCTTGAAGGCGTTAACCAGTTTCGAATTTGATCCGCTGGCATCAGCCGTAATACGTCTGACCCTGACAGACCAGCCGGACATGGATTTTGGCAGATCGATACGGTGGTCACGCTGATATTCCGTCGTGGTCTTTCCGTCAAACTTGCCGTTTACAACCGTTTTCCAGGCGCCGCCGTCCGTTGATAAATCGATCGCATACTCGGTGACCGTGCCCACCATATCGCCGTTATCTTTATAGAGATACTGGACCGGAAGGCTGAGCTTGACGCGGATGGCATCCAGGGAAAGGTTGGTAAACTGGCGCGTCCAGGGCGCGGTGGTGGTGACAGTTGTGCCCACGGCCAGCTCGTTGTCGACCTGGGGCATCCCGGCAATATAGGTCTGGTCCTGTGTGCCCTTGCGGAACTCCCATTTCACGCCGCTGACGTTGTATTCCCCGCTGTCGTTTGCCAGAGGCGTATCGTTGAGAAAAATGTTCTGAGCGGTCAGGTCGCCCTGTATTTCCCCCTCAGAAACGGCAATGAGCATTTTTAATTTTGCGACCGACAGCAGATCGTCAGGCTGCTCAACCGGAGTATGTGAATTGCCACCTCCCCCTTTGGCACCCTGCAGGATGGTTTCTTGTTTAAGAAGCTGCATTTTTTCACCCATAAAAAAAGGTGCCGAAGCACCTTTAAGTTAGTGGCCGCTGGCCTACTGCTGATCGCTCGAGTACATACCGGCGCTGACTATCGCTCCCCCTGCCTCGATCAGACCGTAGGCCAGGGGGACAGGATGCCCCATAGCGACCGTATTGACCGGCGCCCCGAAGGCGTAGTTAGGCGTGTTGTCCGTGCTGGAGGATTTACCCGCGCCGAAGGATGGCTGGGGCGTGAGCATCTGGACAACGCCACCCAGCATCATTGACACCCCGACCCCGGTCAAAATTGACGTGGCGCTGATGACTGTTGCACTCATCGCAGCCCCCCAGGCTGCCATACTCGCACCGGCGGTAAAGAATGCAGCGACCAGCGCAACGGCGCCGACAACTATCTGCAGGACGCCCGAACTTTTGGCCCCTTCATAAACGGGCACGATCCGGTACACGCTTCCACCGCGGGTCATATCAAACTCTTCCAGCCCGATATTGTTGTCACCGCTATAAAAGGCGAAACGGATCCCCTTCATATGAGCTTCCGACATATATTTTTTGAATCCGGGAACCTGTGAACACATGGCCCTGAGCATTTCGCGCAGATCGGCAACATCAAACTGAACGCGTTTACCGAATTTTTTAGCCATTTTCCCTTCGAGAATAAGCGTCTTAACCATGCATTCTGTCCTTATGCCTGACCACCCGGACCGTTCTGTCGCGATAATATTTTCCATAAGGCGTTCGCGAAGAAAGGTGCCCGAAAAGATGATGGAGAATGATGTTGTCACCCACATATACCGCGGCGTGATTAGTCACCGATGCCTGCACGCTCATCATGATGATGTCCCCTGGCTGCATTGCACCGGCGGCAATCTCAACAAATCCCTCACGCTCCCAGTTGTCGTCGTAGAGCCGTTCCTTGCCGCTCTCCCACCATTCGTAAGGTACTGAATAGTTCCCGAGAACAATGCCGTATTCGCGCAGATATAATTCACGGATAAGCGACCAGCAGTCGGCGTACCCCAGTACCCACTGCCGCCCGGCATAATCCCGGTCTTCACGCGGGGAAATCGTACAAAAATCCCCGTCCGGCCAGGACATGATCCCCCACTCAATCCCCGACCAGTCGCACTGGATCCGGTCCAGCTCCGAGGGCACCAGCCGGACCACATCCGGATGGGAATGAATGAGCATGATGATCTCACCGCGCGCGCGGGCAGCGAGCTGATCTTCCGGGGAGAGCGTGAATGTCTCCTCGGGCTTATCTGCAATGTTGCGGCAGGGAATATAGATTTGCTGCTGGCCTGACTGAACAATCAGACCGCAGGCTTCTTTGGGGTATTCAGCAGCGACGTGCTGACGGATAGCATCCAGCAATTTTTCACGCATCTTTATTTCCCCTGCAGGTTAGCGGCCGGAAAACCACCGAAAGGCAGCGGCGCGTCCGGGCCGTGACGATCCTGACAATCCCGCCGGCGGCCGCCACAAACGTCTTTCGACGGGTCATCGGTCGGCATACCGTCTTTGGTAAAGTATTTCGTGCCGTTGTAATCGCATCCGGTCCCGCTTCGGTACCAGCCCCGCATACACCAGGTGCAGACAGGCGTAATCTGCCGTGTCGGCAGCTGCAGGCTCTGAATATCGAAAGGAGAACACAGCTCGAAATCAACCTGTACCCGCGTCTCTGCGGTTTTAGCATTGACGTAAAAGAGCTGAAGGCGCTCATCGGTCGGGCTGGCACCCGGATTACCGTTTTTCCAGTTGGCGGCATCGAGATACTTCGAAAGCGTGGTATGGATTTTGACCTTAGCCCTGACCATATCGTCATATTCAAGACACAACGCGGTGACATAGTTTCCGACGTTCCCGACGGACAGCGTGGGCGTAGGCTGGGAACCTGTACTCGACAACTCCATCCCCTTCAGTTCGTAGGGATGGGGATCGTACTGGTTTCCCTGCCAGATAATGGCGGGCAGATTTTCTGCAGCGAAGGCTGCCCACCCCTCTTCCTGAATATTGTGCGCATGAAAACGCAGCACCTGATCCATACCGAATTCAGTGCCGTCGATCTCAATCAGCTGAATAACGCTACCGGGCTCAAGCTGTTGGATGTCTGCCGTAAAACTCATACTCCCCCCATAAAAAAAGCCGCCCGGAGGCAGCTTTCAGTGTTTGTCGAGAAAATCAGGGCGCGAACGCCTGTTCAAAAGTGAAGGCCACTGTGGCTTTTTTCCCGGTAGGGAAAGAAACGCTGAACGAATCGGCCTTCATTCTGAACAGCTTTTTTTCACCCCATGGCGTGGTCCACCAGAACGATTTAGTAACGTGAGACATCAGAAAAGCGCGCAGCGCAGCCGCCTCCTGTCTGGTGCCCGTCCAGTCCAGGTTCCACGTTTCCTGTTTGTCGTTGATCCCCATCCCTGCTATCTGTTTGTAGCCATCCCCGAACTGGGCCTGCAGCGTTCGGGC